GGAAGTTGGAGCACCTATAGAGAGTAGAATTGTATTCCTGTTTGCTTCTTCGGATGAGTATATCGAGGAGATGCATTCAGTATATAAATTCGGGATGTTATCAGGTAAATACGCCACCAAAGTTGTGGGCTTATGTTTGGCGTTCTATAAAAAATTTAATACAGCACCTAAAGAGAAGCTCGGTCAGTTCTTTGAAAATGCTATAGCACTAAAGAAACTTACACCTGAAGTAGCCGCAGAGATGCGTATTGTTATGGCGGGGTTTGCAAAGGAGCCCCCAATTACAGATATAGAGTTTGAGATTGCTGAAACCTACGCATATTTTCAATCAACATCTCTTAATCTTATTGCCATAGAGGCGCAAGAGTTAATTAAAGAGGGGAAGATAGACGAAGCAAGAGAGTTGATGCAGGACACGGATACCGTCCAGTCTATAAAAGTCTTAGGTTCGGATGTGTATGACTACTCAGATGAAGAGATTGAAAATATATTTAAAAAAGAAGATGAGCGGGTTATACATTTAAATGGGTACCTAGGCAAGTTGTTAAACGACGTATTGACTAGAAATGCTTATGTAGCGTTTATGGGGCGTGGCAAGGTGGGGAAGTCGAATTGGATGATATACTTAGCAAGGATGGCTAGGAACCAAGGCAGGCGTGTAATCTTCTTTGGTACTGGAGACCTGACAAAGAATCAGTGTATCAAGAGAATACTTCAAGGTGACGGCAAAACGACCGCCAACCCAGAGTATCTTGAGATGCAACGTGTTCCGTACTTGGATTGCGTTAAGAATCAAAAGGGGATTTGTTTTGAAAGAGAGGGGGATGGGTCTTTGCTCAATGAGTGGAATGAGATTGACCCCTATTTACCGGAGGGTGAATCAGAGTATAAACCGTGTTGTAAGTGTCAGGATAGTAAGTTTGAACAGTCAATAACTTACAAGAGGGTTAAACGCCCACTACTTACACCTGAGCTTACAAAAAAACTCAAACTCAGGTGGCACGCATCAAACAACGGCGGGAAGTTGCATATAGAGCATCACCCACTGGGGACGCTCACCTGTGCGGAGATGAGGAGCACCATAAAAAGGGTGTGTAAGGCGTATGGGTGGGATAATCCTGATGTGGTTATAGTAGACCAAGCGGATACAATGGCTGAAGAGCATAAAGACCCAAGGGCTGGGGTCAATATACGATGGAGATTTTTAAGGTCTTTTGCGGATATATTTAATTGTTTGATGATTACAAACACTCAATCGAATAGTTCAGCCTTTGATTTTGAGGACCTGAGTTTGCAATCTTTTTCTGAGGATAAGCGAAAAATAGATAATTGTTCCGCATTAATCGCTATTAATCAAACCATAGAGGAGAGAGCCGAGAACATATGGAGGCTGGCGGCGTTATTGAAACGTGAGGCGGTGTACGATGAGAGGCACCAGTGCAAGTGTTACGGGTGTTTAGCTCTAGGCACCCCAAACATTGTGTCAGTACACCACTTTGCGTCGCCCCCAAAACCAAAACCCTACAACCGATAAGGTTGGTAACAAAGTTTTAAAGTATTTTAAAAAAAGCCTTTAAATTTCAGTATAGTGGGCTATACTAAAAATAAGGCAACAAACAAAAGGATAGACTATGACTACTACAGAAAGCCAGAAAGAGTTATTGCGCAAGATATGCTCAATATTCAATGCGCCGGAGCACGAGCTTGATTCAGTGCTGAATGCGCCTCCTGAGACGTACGCCGACGCTATTAAGAGCACATTTTCAGAGCTAGTCCCTGAAGACTTGGAGCAGATGACTGCTGATGACCTTAAAGTACTACGGGAACTTGGGTATCAGACTGAGGAAGAAAAAGCCTTAAACATTTCTGAGGACGAAGATGTGTTTAAAGAGTTGACACCGGAGGCAAGTGCAACTTTGGTGCTTTTTAGGGGTTCATTGCCTGTATTCTGTTTTGAAGACCTTGTGCGTGAGTCTAAAGCTATTTATACGCAATTCAAAACAATTAAGGATGAAACACTATTCAGAGACGGGGTTAAAGAAGCATTTGACCTATACCGCAAAATGAGGGTTGGGTACATCACGCAAAGAGCTGATGACCTTTATGAATTAAATCTAACTTCAAAACTATAAAACAGAGGGGTATTATTATGGCGATTACAGTTGAGAGAAAAGTATTGGTGGACGGGTTACAGATTATTAAAGACAATATCGTCCCAACCGAGTTGTCTGATGCGTCAAACTATGTAATTTTACAAAATGGAAGATTACACGGTTATTCTGATTCTGTTGGGATTACAGTCCCTTTAAATGTTGATGGGGTGCCTAATTGCGCAGTAGAGATGCAACTATTGTATGATTTTTTGCGCAAAATGAATGACAAAGAGATACTCATCGGCTTACACGATGGGAACCTTAAACTTAAAGGCAAGAATGCGGTAGCGGAAATTGCTATACGTACCGATATTACGTATCCTGAGACCTTAATTGTTTTAGACGAGGATAAGTTTATAAGATTGCCTGAAACCTTTTCTGCGGCACTGACTTTTACAGGCTTTGCCTGTGACCCTGAACAGTCGGCGTATTCACGTGTTGCTATTTTTAATGGCACCGCTTACGGTTTGTCTGAAAGACGTGCGGCTAGTTTCTTTATGGGCGATGAGGCAAGAGAGTTGTTTCCGTCGGTAACTTTTGTATCCCCAGAATGTTTAGGTTTTGTGAATAAGCTTAACCCTAAAAAGTACTTAATATCTGATGGGTGGTTCCACCTTATTGATAGTACTTTTAAGATTTACAGCACCAGAACACGTGCGGATAACCGGTTTCCTTTTGAACTTGCCGAGGAGTTGCTTGCAGATTCAGGTGAAGAAGTCTTTAGACTCCCCCCAGACTTTGCAAATGTACTCGAAAGGGCGAACCCCTTTTCAGGTAAAACAGCTAAAGTGCGCAAGGTTTCGCTGGATATACGGGATAACCGCCTAGATTTGGTCGCCACTCGTGAAGACGGCTCCTGTTACAAAGAAAGGTGTGTAGGGGTTAATACACAAGCCCCATTAAATTTTACAGTCAATCTGCGCCTCCTGTCAGATGTTATAAAGCTGGCTGAGAAGTACCAGATTAGCTCAAATAAACTTGTAGCTACCGCACCTTTCTTTAGAGCAATGTGTCCGCTAGAATCGGAGTAAACCAATGGGAAAAATAGAACTGCCGCATATATATGAAGAGTATGAAGGCAGTAATTGTAGAGCTTGTAACTTAAACCAAGATTCCCGCTTACTCCTATATGGGCAGGGTAAGCGTCGGATTCTTATCGTGTTCGAGGCGCAAGATGCGATACAACAATCATTAAAATCATACGGGTGTGGGTATCAGTATGAGTTTGTACGTGATGTGTTATACAAGTACGGTATAGTGGTTGAGGAAGACTGTTGGATAACCTCAACTATACAGTGTTATACTAAAAGTATAGAGGATAAACACGCTACACACTGCGCATATAACCTCACAACTTTAATGGATAAGATTAAACCCCTGCTTGTAATAGGGTTTGGAGAATACACAGCAAAAACCCTGTTCTCAGATGTTATACACGACAGGCTATATCTTGACCGTGTTCATGGGTTTGTGCGTAACAACAGAAAAGTTGGGTGTAATGTTGTGTGCACCTATACACCGCAGAAAAGCTTATACAGTACTGCCTCTGTCGATACTTTGAGAATACAGCGTGATATACATATAGCCGTTATGTCACTTAAACAGGGCTATAAAACGTGGAAAGACGAAAAAGAGTGTATACATACGCTGAGCGAAAAAGACGCTGTAACGTGGCTGAAACAAAGCGTAAACAACGACAGGGAGCGTTGGGGGTGTTTTGATATAGAAACTACGGGGCTCAAACCTTACAATGAGTCCAGTAAAGTGCTCAGCTGTGGTATAGCTGAGGCGTCAGATGAGGCGGTAGCGTTTCAAATAACGCCTGACACCAGAACTGCTCTAATAGACTGGCTTAAAACACCACAAATAAAAAAGTTGGCACACAACTCCGCGTTTGAAAGGTTGTGGTGTCGTGTTAAGTTTGGGATATGGGTAAAGAATTTCCACACAGACACCATGTTGCTTATGCACCTTTTAGATAATCGTGAGAGTGGGTGTTTATCTATTAAGTTTCTAGCACCAGTACTTCTGGGGTGCGATAGATGGGACACACAC